TTGCATGTAAAGTCGGAAGGGAATGATATATTCCTTGTGAAGCGTCTGACAATGGCTTATGATGGCGTCATGCAGATGGCGAAGGTGAAAAGCTATATTTTTGGATTTAATGCTGATAACGAAAAATGGCTAGCTCTTATTAGAGGACTCGGTACATTATATAAAGAGTTAGAAACAGACGATAAAGATACGGTTTGGTTTGAGAGGAAGTTTCAATGAAAATTCCTGTTATTTATATAGATAGAGAAGGAAACGCAATTCTTCCTATTCATGGCGCGTTGGGTGGTGGTGATGTTAACGTCCCTGGACCAAGTTCTGAGGAAAGAGCATTACAGGCTGAACAGACTGAACTGCTCCGCGATCAGCGGGATATTCTAAATGAACAGGTGAGACAGCAAAATCTTCTAGCCCCCTTCCTATTTTCAGAGAGTGGCGTCCAGCCCATCTTTAACGAGATAGACCCCGAGACAGGAGAACTTCAAGATCCTCTCTTAGACAAGGGTGATATTATCGCCTTCGAGCCTATTGATGATCCACTTGATCCCCTTCGAGGAGATATTGAAAGGCAATTTCTTGAAAGGACCAACCTTGCCCTAAAGGGTGAACTCCCCACAAGTCCTGCCCTTGAAAGAGAGCTTGCTGAGGGAGAACAGCAGACTAGGGAGCGTCTACTTAAGCAGTTAGGCCCGGG